TCACACCCCGTAAGGGCGTGATGACCCGCTACGGTAAGAAGATGGTGCGTCCAGACCATTACGGTCTTGTCATCTGTCTAGACCTTGTTGGCTAATTAGCAAACAAGCACCTAGCATACTAATGCCCCCGCCTTTGGCGGGGGTATTTTTTTTGTAAAACATATGGTATTCACAAGGGAACAGACTATATATAGATAAAGCACTTTGGTGTATTGGAGGAAATTATTAATGGCTAAAAGACTATCTCACGCGTTATTAGAAGCAAGATTGGAGGGATTGGCAGAAGAACTTGACTTGTCTAACACGACAATTAAAGATGCTGCTTATACAGGGTTTGTCAAAGGAACCGCAACGGTTGCGTTGACGGCAGCACAAAGTGGAAGAACTATTATAGTTGGACCCCTTGCTGCTGGTTTAGCCGCCGATACCATTTTTACACTTCCAACAGCAGCGGACGGACTTTTTTACAGATTCGTTTATGTCGGCGGCGCAGCCGATGCCCAAGACTTTCAGGTTAATACTGATTCGGATACGAACTTTTATATTGGTGGAGTTGCGCAATCCGATCCAGACAATGGCGGTGACGATATGGTTGTTTATTATCCAAATCTTTCATCGAACTCTAGAGTCAATCTGCTCACCCCAAATGCGGGAACGTTGGTTGAGGTTTATTGTGATGGAACCAACTGGTTCCTAGCTGGTACCTTGGTTTCTGCCACGGACACCGGGGTTACCTTTGCGAATAACTAAAATTTAATAATATTTTATATTCAAGCCCCCCTGTTAAAAGGGGGGTTTTTATTTTATAAAACTATATTTTCCTTGCCCAACTCACTATTTATGATAGCGGAGGTATATATATGGCAACGGCACCAACTTTAACACCAAAAAGCACCACTAATGCATCTACATTAACTTCAACAGGCAGCACATCCTTGGTTGCGTCTGCGTGCCCATTTGGAGTCTATACATCCTCTGCAGGTTTTCTCTCCGGAGCTTCATCACAAGTTTCCTATACTTATAAAAAGCTTGGTGGCGATGTCTTAGATTTAGAAATTAAAGCCGATAATGTTTATGCTGCATATGAAGAGGCTTGTTTAGAATATTCCTATATTGTTAACGTACATCAGGCAAAAAATGTTTTATCTGATATGCTTGGGGATTCAACTGGCACCTTTGATCACAAAGGCGAAATGTCGGATAGTACCCTCTCATCAAGCCTTAGCGGAACAAACGTGGCTTTAAAATATCCCAGGATTGAGTTTTCTTATGCACGCAGGTTCGGACATGCGATGTCTAAAGAGGCGGACGCTGGAGGCACAGAAACTGTATATTCGGGCTCCTTCCAGAGAATAGCCGATGTACAAGATTATGATTTACAATCAGTAATATATACCGCTTCCACTGACAATTCAGATCCGGCTACAGGTGAAGCTGTGCCATATGCTGGCAAGATCGGCAGCGGCAGTGTAACTAAAATTGTTATTAAAGATGTGTACTATAAAACACCGCATGCCATGTGGAGATTTTATGGCTATTATGGTGGTTTAAATACAGTTGGAAATCTTGCTAATTATGGGCAATATGCGGACGATTCCACGTTTCAGCTTGTGCCCACATGGCAGAACAAAGCGCAATCGGTTGCATTTGAAGATGCCATTTATACAAGAAATTCTCATTATGCATATGAGTTACACAATAATAAATTAAGAATATATCCAACACCCGTCACTACAAGTCCTCAGTATTTTCATTTTAAATTTACAATCGATACGGATGTTTGGGAAGAGGATGGCGATAGAACAATGGGAGTGGAAGGCATTAATAATATGAATACTCTACCATTTGCCAATATACCATATGAAAATATTAATTCTATTGGCAAGCAATGGATTAGACGATTTGCCTTATCGTTGACAAAAGAAACACTAGGGCAGATAAGAAGTAAATTTGCTGCCATACCAATACCAGGGGAATCTGTAACTCTTAATGGTGCCGATTTGATGAGCCAAGCCAGAGAAGAGCAAGATAATTTACGAGAGGAATTGAAAACAGTATTAGATGAGCTAACCTATCAGAAGCTGTTAGAAACTGATGCATCAAAAGCGGAGTCGGTCACCACCATACAGCAGGGCGCTCCAATACCAATATTTTTGGGATAAAGGAGTAAACTATGTCAGGAGGAAACAAATGGGATCAGCCAGATAATCCGCCTCCCCCATTGTTTTTGGGGGAAAAAGAAAGAAATTTGGTTAAACAAGTTAATGACGAATTAATTGAAAGAGTAATTGGTCAACAAGTTGTATATTATCCGCTAAGCCGAGAGCATACAAATTACCATGATATATATGGAGAGGCTATTGAGAAGACATTTCTTTCTCCTATACGAGTCCATGCTTTGGTAGATTACGAGGGTTTGCAAACATCAGCAGAAACGCCCATTGGAATGGACAAGGTATCAAATATCACAGTTTATTTCCACAAAAGACGATTAACAGAGGACCAAGAACTATATGTTAGAGAAGGAGACTTTGTTTATTACGGCGATATCTATTATGAAATTGTTAATTTGGCAGAGCCGAAACAATTGTTTGGACAGGTAGATCATCAAATGGAAATTGTTGCCAAGTGTATTAGATCTAGAGAGGGACTATTCGATGCCTGTTGATGATAAATATTATGAATCTGATTATTTTGAGCAACACACTCAAGAAATCGAAATTAGACCATCGACCATCGAGACTATTGATCGAGCGTTGTTAGAATATCTTGAAGGTTTGGACATACATGCACAATCCAACAAAGGTTGGCAACCAGTTCCCATTATATGGGCAGGTGCTGAACGTGCTTTTCAAATTAAAAATGAGCAAAATTTGCGAGACGTAAAGGGTGTCTTGAAGCTGCCAATGATATTGATAGAGAGAACATCAATTGTAAAAGATTTAAATAAAAAAGGCTCAATTCAAGGCTTGGGCGCACCGCGAGGCGATTACAAAAATGCCAATATAACTATTGCCAGGGTAATCAACCAAGATAAAACAGCCAATTTTGTCAATGCAGAGGCGAAAAAATTAACTGGTCCACGCGGTAAAAGAAATGTTGGACACGGGCAACTTAACTTTCCCGGCAAAACTAAAAAGGTGGTTTATAAATCGGTGTCTATTCCGATCCCACTGTATTTGGAATTAAATTATAAATTAGTTTTGAAAACTGAATATCAACAACAGATGAATGAAATTATAATGCCCTTCATGGTATCCAGCGGACCAATAAATTACAAAGTATTGTCCAAAGATAATCACAAATATGAAGCTTTTTTCGAATCAGACTACGCAATTGAAAACAATATTGCATCTTTGGGCGACGAAGAGCGCTCATACAATACAACCATAAATGTAAGAGTGCTTGGACATATTATTGGCTCTGGCAAGAATCAAGATACACCCAAGATTGTACATAGAGAAAACGCTGTTGAAGTCACATTTCCAAGAGAACACGTCATGCTTGGAGATACGCCCGAGCATGGAAGAATCTCAGGAAGTGCAGATCCGTTTTATAGAGAGTAATTTGGATTTTACGCATTTTGTAGACTATTTACTATCGATAGCACACGCCCAAACCAAGTGTCACAAGGAGATCATTACGCATGTCAGATGTAAGAAAATTTAAGTTTGTTTCTCCAGGCGTCTTTATTGATGAAATTGATAATTCACAATTACCCGCAACGCCTGAGCCAATTGGACCCGTTATAGTTGGCAGATTTGAAAAAGGACCAGGATTACGACCGGTTAAGGTTGAGTCCTTTTCTGAATTTGTCGAAATATTTGGTAATCCATCCGCAGGAGGTTTAGGAGGAGATGTTTGGCGTGACGGTAATTATATGGCTCCTACTTATGCGGCATATGCAGCACAGGCATATCTAAAAAATAGTTCCCCTGTAACAATTGTTAGAGTTTTGGGAGCACAACACACAGACGTTGCTGATGGTGGCGGCGGTGAAGCTGGCTGGAGAACGGATGAAGGCGGATCAACCACCGAGAAGGTGAATGCCGCAGCCATTGGCTCCAATGGTGGTGCTTATGGATTATTCTTGATCAACTCAGCCGCTGCGGGCACAACGCCAGCAACAGGCGTATTGGCTGCAGTATGGTATCTCAACGAAGGTGCAATTGCATTATCTGGTACTGCACGCGGTGGTAACATAGTAACAGGAGCCGCAGGACTTATTGGTTCAACTGGCGATAAAAGACAGTTTAGAGCCATTATTAAAGATAAGAGTGGCAATATTGTAGAAGACACAGCATTCAACTTTGCAAGAACTTCTGACAGATACGTTAGAAAAGTTTTTAATACAAACCCAACCCTTACTAATCACGATGTCACAAGAACTAACCAGAGAAAGAAGTACTTCCTAGGGCAAACCTATGAACGTCATGTAGAAAAGTACGTAACTCAAACCGGTTCAGGTGGTGTGTACGGCATGATTCTCGGGCTACAAAGTGGCTCCTCTGGAGTTGGTTCAAACTTTAAGTTTGGCACACAAAATGCACGAACTGGTTGGTTTATCTCACAAGATATTACAACAAACAGTGGCTCTTATGATGCGGAGCAGCAAAATAAATTATTTAGATTCCAAGGAATCAATAATGGAGAATGGGAACAAGCAAATGTTAAAATTTCTATTCAAGACCTTAAAGCATCTACGAACACCTTTGATCCATACGGATCATTTACTGTGCTAATCCGCAGAGCCGATGATCACGATGGAGCGGTACGGGTACTTGAAAGATACAGCAATGTCACCCTAAACCCATATTCATCAGATTATATTGGTAGACGGATCGGAACCCAGCATATTGTATGGGATGACACCGACAGAAGATATCGCACGTATGGAGCATATCCAAACAAATCAAAATATGTTCGGGTTGAAATGAACGAAGATGTGGACGCTGGCTCTACAGATCCGACCTTGTTACCCTTTGGTTTCTTCGGACCTGTTAGATTTACAGGATTCGTTATTCTTTCCGGCTCCGACAAGGCGATTGATATCAGCGGTGCACCAACTGACAACAGCACTACAAATGACTTTGAGAATGTAGCGGTCGCTGGAGATACCAGCATTTGTCAATCATTGGCAGGTGTCTACGGCGGCTCACCCTTAGTGGAAGTCGGCACATCCTCAGCAGGAATGGCAATTACGGCTTCATTCTTGTTCCCAGCTATTCCGTTGAGAGTGTCAGCATCCGATGGCGACATGGCAAATCCCCAAGATGCTTATTTTGGAATTGATACCACTCAAGCAGGTAACACC